GCGTGGACAGAGGACGTTGACACGTTCGCAAAGGCAAAAGCTTCTGCACCTGCAGGAGTTGCTGAAGAAGACGACGCCCTGAGTTACTTCGCTAAACTGGCGGAGGAAGACTGATGGGTGAAGCAGTACACGCCTGGAATACAATGAGTTACGGAGAAGGATTTCTCTTCTCCCTTTGGGTGGTTGGTATGTACTATATCAAACTCAGAATGGACAGAGCATTCAATCGATAAACTGTCACAGGGGGTCCTACGGGACCCTTTTTTGTTATATAATTATAGTATCAACGGAAGACTGATGAAATTATTTCCCCTCCTCCTGACCGTACCGTTGCTGCTACCATCTGCAGCGATGGCACACCATAAACGTCACAGAATGATGAGTGGCGAGCACGAGGTAACTCCTTCACACTGTGTGTTGGATCCTATGTTTGGTTGGAACTGCTGGTACAAACCAGTGCCAAGGCGTAGACACCATCATCACCACCACCATCATCATTGGAATGGTAGTGGTCACGTTCCATCATTTACTCCTAATGAGCACAATGAACACGGAGTTCCTTGCTACTTCTATAAGAAAGGACCTTGGTGTTTCTAGTATCCGCCGCCGTATCCGCCGCCACTAGAACCAGAACTGCCAGAGGATCCAGAAGAACCTGAAGAACTGCTAGATCCACTGCTGCTGGAACTAGAACTACTGGAACTGCTGCTACTAGAACTGCTGCTACTAGAACTAGAACTGCTGCTTGAAGACGTAGTGCTTGAAGTAGGTAGTGTCGCTGTAATAGTAGCACCACTATCACTGGTGATTGTTACTTCACCACCAGCAGATACACCTCCAGTTAGGAGTGCCGTGGAAGAACCACCACCAGCAGCAGAACCTGTAGATGCTGTGGATTGTCTTGGTCTGTTGTATCTGGGTAGACCAATGAACTCTTCTGCAAGAGAACCTTCGGTCTTCTTGTTACCATCCTCATCAATCTCAGCGTGAGGTAGGTATTCACATAGTTTTCTGAACTCTGCTACAAAGTCAGTAACGTACGTTGGACGTAATAGATATACGTTTCTTTTAATCTCATTAATGTTGGATTCATACTGATAGTATGACACTGGATTCCTAGACTCACTCTTAGGAACAATGGTACCATCAGGTTTGATGTATTGGTAATCCTCAGTGCAGACCATACCACCAGGAAGTAGAGTCAGACCAGTTGTAGGGTCCACATACTCTCTGGTTTCATAGTGTCTAATACCTTCTGCAGAACCATACTTATCTTGTACATAGTCTTGTAAATCTTCACGACTCAGTGGCCAGTCTTCATTTACATTGATAATGTTATTGACTAGCAGTACAATCCAATCAAGACCAGGGTCATCATAAAATTGATTAGCAATTTGGTCGGGACGTTCACCTTCCATCACTTCATACTGAATAAATCCAAGCAGTGCACCCTGAAGGTCATCACGGATTTTGATACGACGAAACAGGTTTACGGCAAGTTCGTACGGTTGGATACCGTTGACTCTGCCTTTACTCCTGATGTAAACCTTGGGTAGATACTTGAAATATGCCATCAGTACGATTGAATAGAGTTTTTCGTGAGGAATGCGGTCTCGTTAAATGTAAGTGCCATATTGAAAGCAGCAGGACCATAGTCGTTGATGCTATCAAAGATGTCTTTCAGTGAGTTGTAAGGACCGTCTGGAGTAAGATCCAGATCAAGATTAGTCAGCACCATCTTGAGAGGGAACTGCATAATCTTTTTGAGACCAGTAGGTTGACCAGCAGTGATGTCAAGGTCACCCTCAGCATTCACCTTACCTTCTACACGAATCAGTTCCAGTTTGAAGTAGTCAGGGATGGTCAACCATCTACCTGAACCACCACCAGATTTATTACCAAGTAATCTTTGTGCTGCAGAGTTCTGAGAAATCTGATCAGGTGTACCATCTTGTTCACCAGGCAGCATTGCCAGACGCAAGCAGTGAATAATTTCGTAGAGTTCTTGTGCCTCTTTGGAGTTCCTTGGTTGACACTTGAAGTTGAAGTTGTGTGACCTGTACGTTGAACCTTTGAATACAGTCTCTTCATACGGGTTGAAGATTCTCTTCTTAGTGATTGCCGCAACCTGGTTTGCATCCAGACCACCAGCAACACCAAGAGCAGAGTTTACCGTACCGATTGCAGCACCAACAGCATTCATAACTGCTTCAGGTTTAGCAGCACCAGCAGTTGTTTGAAGTGTCTTTACAATGTCTTCAGTCTTAGCACCACCTTCTGCTTGCTTCAACATATTACCGACACCAAGACCGACAGCACCTAATGCTACTTGGTTATATTCGGCACCGTATGTCTCCTTCAATCCTTGAGGAAGATATAAATAAATAGTTTTATAAAGTGCGCCTTCAATTCCTCTACCTCCTCCACCTACTTTAGTGTACGGATTACCGTTTGCACTACTGTAGACTTTGATTTTTAGGTAATCGACAACTGTCGTACCATACGCATCTGCTTTGCGTATCGCACTCGTTGCCGTCGAATCACCAGGTACTTGTGTTGGGATTGAACGTGGATATACTAATGGAGCTTCAGCCATATGCCTCAGAAAAGTTATTCAGGACGATTCAAACCTAGCAACCCAGGCAAGTACAAAGGTGATCCTACAAACATTATTTATCGTAGTTTGTGGGAGCGTAAATTAATGGTATGGTGTGACAACAATGAGAAAGTTTCTGAGTGGGGTAGTGAAGAAACAATCATCCCCTATGTTAGTCCTGTTGATAATCGGGTTCATCGCTATTTTCCCGACTTCTACATCAGAGCACGAACAAGGAACGGAAGGTTTGAGAAGTTCATTATTGAAGTTAAACCGCTCTCGCAGACTCACCCTCCGAAGAAAAAGTCCAGAGTAACAAAGACATATATCAATGAGGTACGTACGTGGGCAGTGAATGATGCTAAGTGGAAGGCAGCACGTGAGTATTGTGAGGACCGAAAAATGAAGTTTCTTATTCTCACTGAGAAGGAGTTGTTGGTTTGAGTTTATTTGAGGACATACGAGATCTATCAGAAGGCAAGTCACAGAAGCAATCGTGGTGGCGTAGTCAACTGTTCTATGGTCTGCAGGCAGGTGTGCCTCAGGTCGGACGGATGGTCACGTTCGCATACAATGCTAAGTACGGTGAACAGATGCAGTTCTGGGATAAGTATCCTCTGGTCTACATCCTTGGTGAAGATGGCAACAGATTCTGGGGTGCAAACCTTCATTACATACCTCCAGCTAGCAGACAGTCATTGGGTCAGACACTAAAGCAAGGGGTACTTGACATACCTCCCGTTACTTTCCATAAATACTTACGGTCTAATGTTCTATCTGCAACGTTTGACGTTCCAATTTCTGAGTGGGATGATATAGGTTTAATACCTAGTGAGCAGTTTGTAACTACCATAAACGGGAGGAATATTAATGTTCCTTCTCAAACAGTATATCGGTTCGCTTAATGGCAATTTCATTCACTAGATTCAAAGATCTCATTGCTACTGGTCAATTTGAACCTGCACGTTCAAATCTATTCAGTGTGCAGATGGGTATCCCTATCTTTATGCGCGATAAACTTGGCGAGTTTGGTGGTCCTCAAGGATTTTATGAGGCGATTGATTACTTGTGCTCAGAAGCGACCGTACCCTCACGTAACCTGATGACAGGTGAGGTTACTAACTTTGGATCGATGAGGAGATATGCAACAGGACAAACACCTCAGGAAATAACCTTATCATTTATTGTCACCAAGAATCAGTGGCATAGAGGATTCTTTGAGCACTGGATTAATAGTATTTCTAGAGACACTGAGAACAGAAGTCTCTTCTACGACAATTATGTTACAGATCTTGTGATTAATAAGTGGGAGTCTGGTTCCAATCACGTCACACGGTACGTTGATTCAAATGGTAACCCGTCACAGATTCGTAACAATAAAATTACAGCACAGTGGAGGGCAGTTGGTGTCTTCCCTTACAACATCAGTCAGATGCAGTTCACAAACGATCAGACTCAACTGATGAAGATCGACGTACAGTTCTACTGTGAACGTTTCCGTATGGGTAGACTGGTCAAGACACAGGGTGATTGGACTAACGATATTGTTAAGGATGCAGGGTTTGCTTTTGAGCAGACAGGAAGTGTCGCATCCTCTGCTTTCAGTGGTACTGATACACCTGGTAGGTCTGGTATCCCTGCACTTGATAGAACGATCAATGCTATTGGTGAGGTTACACGTGCTGTTGACAGTGTTAGCTCGGCAATTAATAGTATTGGAAGTCTTTTCAGGTAAGTGACTAAATACCTATACGAATTGGTTTTCTAAAATTATGCCTATGCCATTGCCCACCTTGGTGGTGCCTGAATATGAATGCGTGTTACCCTCTGGAAGGAAGGTAACCTATCGTCCTTTCCTGGTTAGAGAAGAGAAGTTGCTGTACCTGGCAATGGAATCTCAGGACCAGAAAGAAATGATTAAAGCAGTCAAAGAGATTATTAAAAACTGTACCAGTGTGAAGAAGGTGGATGATCTTGCCACCTTTGAGATTGAACTGCTGTTCCTTCGTATCCGTGGTAAGTCTGTTGGTGAAATTAGTGAGTTCAAAATCACTTGTCCAGATGATGAGAAGACACAGGTAGATGTTGAGGTTAATCTCGATGAGGTTAATGTCATCGTACCCCCTGACCACACTAAGAAGATTAAAGTCACAGATGAAGTGACTATCGTTATGAAGTATCCATCAATCGATACCTTTGTGAAGAATAATCTTTCCGATAATCCTGGAATGGATGACATCTTCCAACTCGCTGCTGATTGTGTAGATCAGATTGCAAATGGAGACGATGTTGAGGATGCAAAGGCATACAAGAAAGCCCAACTTGTTGATTTCTTTGAATCAATGAACTCTGCACAGTTCCAAAAGATTCAAGGTTTCTTCGAGTCTATGCCAAAACTTTCTCACACTATCGAGGTTTTCAATCCGAAGACTGAGGTCAAGAGTGAGGTAGTCCTTGAGGGAATGGCTGCTTTTTTCGCGTAGCCCTTGCCCACGATTCATTGATGAACCTGTACGAGGTGAACTTCGCCTTGATGACTCACCATAAGTACAGTCTCACTGAGTTAGAGAATATGATGCCTTGGGAAAGGGATGTGTACGTTAATATGCTGATCCGTTTCCTACAAGAGGAGGAAGCTAGACAACGAGCTGCTTCTGCACAACATCAATCACTTTAATGGCACTTACTAAAGCTGCAAAACCGATTTCTGTCAGATCCTTCTTACCTTCAAAGGTAGGGGGATCTATCAGAGAAAATCCTGTTACTGCTATGACAACAGCAGTGAATAGGTTGGGAGCTACTGTCGAAGACATCGGTAAGATTCTTGTCAGTAGTATGCAGGTCAGTATGCCATCAGCGGCGGACGATAGGGCGGCACAACTTAAGAGGGATAAGAGAGAAGAAGCTAGACTTGAAGCAAAGAATATAAAGAAGAAAGATCTAGAGAAGGGTGCTGAAAAGGAACCACCTGACGAAGGTAAACTTTCTTGGTTAGAAAAATTACTTCAACCCTTTATTCGATTCATCACTGCAGCAGCGACTTGGTTTGTTCTTGATTGGCTGAGTGATCCTGCGAATAAAGAAACGATTAAAACTGGATTTAACGTACTGAAAACCTGGTTGGGTACGGTGTGGAAGGTACTCTCAACTGGTGTTGGTTTTGTACTGAGTGCTTTTGGTGAAGAGAGTCCCTTAATGGGTGCTCTGAAACTTGTAGCGGGTCTAGGTTTGCTGTGGTTAGCAGATAGGATATTAAAACCCTGGAAACTTATTGGTGATGCTGCAAGACTTACGAGATTTCTTCGTAAGGGTATGAAGAAGGGAGCAGATCCCAAGAAACTTAAGAAAATGTCTCACAAGCAGTTGGTGAGACGACGTGCGAGAAATATCGCACGTATCAGGAGAATGAAGAAGCTTCGTTCTTTTGGTATGAAAGGACTGAGGGGTACGGGTAAGTTTCTGAAAGGTGGTGGTCTCTCTGTACTTGCAGGTGGTGCTGCGTTTGCAAGTAGACTTGCTAAAGGTGAGTCGATGCAGAAAGCGGTAGGTGCTGGTGCTGGTGCCACGATTGGTGGTCTTGCTATGTCTGCACTGCTGACACCTATCTTGGGTCCGTTTGGTCCCATCGTAGGTCAGTTGCTTGGATCATTCCTTGGTGAGAAGATTGGTGCATTCCTGGGTGATGCAATCACTCCTTTGTTAGAACCGATCAAGAACTATTTTGTGAAGATTGCTTTTCCAGTCTTCAAATCATTCTTGAAACCAGTAATCGATCCTATGATCGAACTATTTCAAGATGGAATAGTTCCTGTCTTCAATATGATTGTTGACTTCTTGAAACCGATCGTTGATTCGGTCTTCAAGAATATTGTCAAGTTTATTAATGGTCCTCTGGTCCAAGGGTACATTCAAAAAGTCTTTGACTTTATGCGTAATGCCGCTTGGTTCATTGAGCAAGGCAAGAAAGTGGTACAAGGTGTTGCCGATCAAGGTGGCAGGTTTATGAATGTCCTTGGATTGGAAGATGATGTTGTAACTGCTGAACGAGAACTTAGAGAAGCACAGAATAGAAAGAGTAGAACTGAAGGGCATCTCAAGAATGCTAGGGAGAAACTTGCCTTCTTGAAAGCACATCAGGCTGAGCACGGTCCAGACTCTAGAATTCGTATTGGACAACATAATGATGCTGGTCTCAATACGGTTTCAAAACGTATTGAGCAGGAGCAGAATAACATTAGAAATATGGAGCAAGCACTCTCTGGAGAGATTGCTACTCTTATTGAGGATAGAACTGCCAATTTAGAGACCACTAGGCAACAAGCATTACAGAGGTTAGAAGAAGAAGAGAGACAACGTACAGCTGAAGCAGGTGCTGTTGGTGCTAAGGGTAGTCAGTTCTTCCCAATGCCTAAGGGTCACTTTGCTGGTGAGGTTTATCAGTATCATAATAGTCACCCAAATGCTAGTAGATCTGCTCACCTGGGTGTTGACTTGGTTGAGAAATATCCTTTTGGATCTGATCCAAAAATTGATGTTGTCGCAGTTGTCGGCGGTAAGGTCCTCGCTGAGAAATACTTAAAATCTAATAATTATCTCGCTGGTATGATGATTGGAGGTGATGATGGATATGATCAACGTTATCTCCATATGATGCCTTTCGTTAATATTGGTGCACGTGTTGAGGCAGGTCAGAAGATTGGTGAACTCATTGATATGAGCACTATCCCTGGAAGAAGTATCAATGATACTCACCTCCACTTTGAGGTTTATCGTAAGGGACAAGGTGGAGACCTGAGTCCACACCAAATTTATCCGAAACTGTTTGGCACGCCAAGATCACACCAGAACACGATTGTACCTGACAGTCCTGAGCAAGGTGGTGTGAGGATGACAAGAGTCCCAGTATCTTCGATAAATAACTCCAAACTCCCCACTGCACCTGGTCCTAGAACCAAGAAGCGTGGTGGTGGAGCAGCGGTGATCATTCAACCTCAGATTCGCCGTATGCAAGTAGTTGGTGGAGGTTCATCGGGTCCAGACGTACAGTTCGCAGACAGAGGAGCAACAATTAGGTAATGGCAGTCGATTCATCTCCAAGAATTAGATTTTACAAGTTTGTCACTGGACCCAAGACTGAGGGATCGACCCTTACTGTTGGTGGCAAGCAACTTAGTGGTGCAAGTTTCGCGAGTACATTAAGTGCAATTAATTCCCTTGGTGCAACTGTCAATAGTATTGGAGTAGCATTACAGAAGCAGCAGAAGGCAAACCAAGCTGCAGCAGCAGAATTAGCAAGAAGGCAGCAATTAGCGAGAGATAAATCAGAAGAAAATAGGATAGAGAGTCAGGGACCGAATATTGGAGAGAGAATTGGTGGAATTATTTCTGTCGCTGCTCCAAGTTTGCTTGAGTGGTTGAGTAGACTGCTCAAGAGTATGTTTATGATTGCAGCTTTGGATTGGTTATCGGATCCAAAGAATTTAGAAAATATTACGCGGACATTTAATAGGATAGGTGCGTTTTTCAAGGCAGTCTATAACTTCTTCACTAACGTTGTAAGTTTCTTCTCAGAGAACTGGGAGAAAACTTTTGGTAAGGATAAGACTCTCCAAGAGAGGATGGAGGGTGCTGCCAAACTGTTTGGTGGTGTAGCACTGGCAGTTGCAGGACTAGCTTTCCTGAAGAATCCACTACGTACGGTAAGTTTATTTGGTAAACTACTTGTCGGAGTTGGTAAAGGTATTCTTAACCTTGGTAAATTCCTCGGTAGTAATGTCATTGGACAGACACTACTTGCAGTTGGTCAAGGTGTAGCAGCATATCAAGATGTTATAAATGATGAGTCTATTCCAACTGAGGATCGCAAATCAGCTGCAATCGGTGCAGGTGTAGGTGCTACCACTGGTGGTATGGCACTGGGAATGCTCGGCAACAAGATTGCAGGTCCTCTTGGTGGTCTGATCGGTAATGCTGTTGGTGGATTCCTTGGTAAGCACGCAGGCAAATTCTTAGGTCCTATTGTTAAGGATACCTTCAATGCACTGAAGGAGTTCTTTGACAAGGTGATGAAGGTTGTCAACTCTTTCCTTGATCCTATCAAGAAAGCAACCAAGGAGTTCTTTGAGGCATTAGGTCCAGCAATTCAGAAGTTTGTAGACTTCATTGAACCCCACCTTCCCAAATTGCAGGCAGCTGCAACTTTCTTGGGTACGGTAGCATTTGCACCACTTATTGGAATGCTTAAGGGTTTGACGGCGATCTTGAAATGGGTTGCTGGTGGTGATAAGAACAAAAACCAACTTCCTGAAGGTGCCACCGAAGCCACCAGCGGTGATACCATACCTCAGGAACACATTGATATGGTGGACCTGGAGTCTGCTGGTGGAAAATTAAGTTATACTGCTTTACCAGAGCACTCTATGGGTGGCAACTTCTATACGACGGAAGTTAATAACACCTATAATACGATCAGAGGTGGTTCGTACACCAGTGTGTATAAAGCTGGTGAATACTCGATTGGTGGAGTTGTTAATAAACCCAAAACTGTTTTCCTTCCAAGTAAATCGGTACCAGAAAGGTCGAAGGGTGGATGGATCACTGGACCACAGTCAGGGTACCCTGTATCTCTGGATGGTGGAAGGTCCGTATCCTTTATCGGACACGGAACAGAATATGTGGCACAAAGATCCGCTGGGGGTTTTGTAGTACCTTTTGATACCCCCCATACGCGCAGAGATCCTGGTCTTACCGCAAGACGTTTCCAAGAAGCATCTAGACTTGGGTATTTCTCTGGTGGTGGTGAACTTCCTAAGATGAGCCTTGGTGGACTAATTAGCGGTGTTGCTGGTACGGTTGGTAAGATGCTTGGAGCAACTGCTCAGGTTGCTTCCGTAGCACCTTCTGTTGCTTCTGCAGCAGGTATGGTTGGTCTCAACCCTGCTAGTACGGGTGATACTATTATGAAGGTTATGAAGGCACTTGAGGATGCACAAGGAATGGCAGAAGATAGTGATCTTGCAGGAAAGGTCAAGACAATCGTTCTAGATACTATTGAGGTTCCTGGTGGTACGGTCGCCGCACCTGGGGGAGAACCTTCTACACCTATTGTACTGGAGGGTAAACAGAACCCTGCTACACAATTCTTGCAAAGCAGATTTGGTTTTATGGGTGAAGCATCTACAATCTTAAGTAACTTCTTCTGATGGCACAGGCAAAGGGATACGATATAAAAGAATTCGCACTTCAAGTTGGGCAAGACATTAAACCCAGTGAAGATCTATCGAATTTGAAGTTTTCTGGTGATACCGCCTTTGACTTGCGTGGATTGGTATCGGCATTTAATTATTATGAATCTGTAGATTCTCCAACAACCAGGATGGAGATCGTTGTCTACGATACTGTGGATATGATTAATAATTTGAATGGTAATGAATTTGTACGTCTAGTGATGACAACTGATACTGACCCTGATGTTGAACTGTCAATCACTCAAAAAGTTTTCAAGATTGGTGAAGTTACCAAATCTGAGCGTGCAGTAACGTACATCTTGTACACGACTTCACCTGGAATGCAATATAATGAATCTAACAAGGTTTTTCAGTCCTTTATGGATAAACCTGGTCACGAAATTGTACGTAGCATTGAAAAGAAATATCTAAAAAAGGCAGTCAAAAAGGATAGATGGGAAGATGCCAGAGGCAACTTTAATTTCATTTCCCCGTCCTGGAGACCGTACGATGTTATTGCTTACGTACAAGATAAAATTGTAGGTGGTACTTCGGGTTCTCCTGGATACCTTTATTTTGAAACGTACAGAGGAAGTAACTTTGTTACTATGGATTATCTCTGTTCGGCATCAAATAAGACCTTCAGTAAACCTGTTACATATACGTATGAGCAGGCAAACGTTGGTACCTCTGAAGCTGGTAGTCAGAATGCTTTCAAGATTGAAAATCTCAACTACCCTGACAGAGCAAACCACTTAGAAAAGTTTCGCACAGGTGCTTATAGTAATGTCATTATTGGCATTTCTATGTCATCAATGACATCTGGGTTCCTTCCTAGTGATGGAGCAACCAGTGAAGGAAAGAAAGATAGTTCCCCAGCGGGATCTATCAATCCTCCTGTCGCTATGGGTGCAAAAACGGTTTGGGGTTTATCAAAACACCTCAATCGGGGATTCCCATTCTTCAAGGTAGACTCTGAGTATTTCTCAGATAAAAATCCAAGTAGAGTGAAAATCCGTGCATTACCTTCGATGAAAAACGCGCAAGGTACGGCAAACCCCGATGGCAACGCAGCCAATATGAGTTTTGATACGGTTAAGTCCGCTGCGTATTCACAATCGCGATGGCAGTTGTTGAATGCGATTAAATTGGACATCACCGTACCAGGCAACGTTGCATTATGTGCTGGCGATGTCGTCAATGTCAGAATACCCGCATCTGGATCAGCTTCAGGGCGTGTAGAACTTGACGAAATGTACTCAGGTAAGTATCTTATACTTGGGGTGAAACACAGTTATCACCCAACTGGAGTAACAACCAAACTAAATCTCTCAAAGGACAGCATACTCTAATGGAGAACATCGAACAACATATTGAAAAGGACAAAGAAATCCTTCAAGATCCCACCGTATCCCCTCAAATGCGTCGTCACATCGAAGGCGAACTGCACGACCTAGAGGAGTACGCTGAGAACCATAAAGCAGAAATCGAAGCAGGAGATCACCACGATCCTACATATTTGGAACTCTTCTGTGACCAGAACCCCTCGGAACCAGAATGCCTAGTTTATGAAGACTGATTTTATTGATGGAGGTAAAATCTCCGATGTGACTATTGACAATTTGATTGACTTCTGGGATAATAATCAGTATCTTAGAAAGGTAAACGGAGAGTTCTCCGATGGAGTTGACAAATCAGTCAAAAACTCTGTCGATATGGCAATCCCGTCATTTCTAAATGAAAAAGCAGTACGTCTTTTTCTTGGAGAACTCCAAACCTGTTTGGACGAGTACCTTACTAAGTTCCCCTACGCCCGTATGGCAGATCTGGAGTTGAATGAACCGTTCAACATTCAGTGGTATCCAAAGGGCGACGGTGGTTATCACCGCCCTCATTGTGAACGTATTGGTTCTAATAAAATCACTACGTGGCGTCACCTCGCTTGGATGACGTACCTTAATGATGTTGAAGAGGGTGGTGAGACCTATTGGGTCCACCAAGATAAAAAAGTCAAACCAAAAAAAGGTTTGACACTCTTCTGGCCAGCAGATTGGACTCACGTCCATCACGGTCTGCCAGCACCAAATGAAGAGAAAATGATTGCAACAGGGTGGATTTCATACGCCTAGGGAGATTAGCTCAGCGGTAGAGCTACTGGTTTACACCCAGTCGGTCGGCGGTTCGATCCCGTCATCTCCCATTGCCGAAAATTTTTATGAAAAGCGTTATTCTTGCGGGTCTTCTCTTAGGTGCCGCCCACGGTCTGACCGTACCTGTCAGTGCTGGTGAAGACAAGATTACAAAAGGATATAACTCGTACGATGCTATGGGTTGTATGCTTGTGCGTGAATGTACTAAGGATGTTGAGGAGGTGCACTCTATTCTAGACATCTCTTCTAAGTATCCTAATACTGAAGAGTTTACCCCTCAGGCA